ATTTGCCATTTTGTTTTGTTTTTAAATGTTAATAATTATTTGTTAAATTTTTCTAATATAGAATCCATTGTATTGCGCGGTCTTTTAGCGCCTATTTTGTGGAATTCAATTTCTTTGTTATTCTCTGGGTTGAAACTAATTGGTTTAATGTCCGAAAGTTCGGTTGCTTCTTCTGCAACTGCGTCAACTTTGGTTAATAATTCCAACTTCGCTTTTAACTCGTTATTTTCGTTTGTTAGTTTTTCCATTTCAGTAAAGAATGTTTCTTTAACAATTGATTCGATTGTTTTCTTTGGTGCGGTTGTTTCGTTTTTTGCTTCAACTTCTTCTTCAACAACTTCTTCTTCTGCAACTGGCGCTTCTTCTTCTTCGGCTTCAGCTTCTTTGTAATCAGCTATAATACCTTCTTCAACTACGGACATAATAAATCCGTCTTCCATTTCGTACTCGCCAATTGGAACGGGTATTTTTTGCTCGTCTTCAGTAATAACAAAAACTTCGTTGTCCATTTCGAACGCGTCCGCTTCGATTAGTGTAACGCCGTCCGCCATTTTTCTTTGTTCTAACTTTACTTCCATTCCAAGTAAATTTTTGATTTGATTTAATACGCTTGTTTTCATATTTGCTTTTTAGTTTATATTAATTAAATTAGATTGTTTATTTTTTGTTGTAAAATTTAGTTTACATTTCCGATTCCTTGCGCTTGTAAACTTCCGTCGCAACACTTCCGAGAATATCGTTTTCCGTCTTTACATAAACAACCCCTTCTGCCCCCAACGGGACTTGAACGCGGTCTATCAATTTCTTTTTTCTTCCCTTCGGAAACCTTTATGTTTATTGGATTTTCCATTATCTTTAGTTTTAGGTATAATCTATCGTTAAAGTATTAAAGTTCGTTAAATCGCATTAAAACCGCTTTAAAACGCATTTATGTTTTTCTTATCTTCCTTGCCTTGCATAACTTTTTTTATAGTTTTTGCTTGACTTTAACCCGCTATTTCTTGTTTTTGCGTGTACTCCAGAACGTTTAACTTTCGGTTTTTTTAAGCGGTTTTGTACGCTTGTTAGCTTCGCCATTTATATTGCGTGGTATAAAAATTTACTATCTTTTGTGTGAACTTTTCCTGTCATTAATTTTCCGTTTGCGTCTTTGTGCGTTTCGCCAACATAAATTTTGCCGTCAATTGTGTAGTGCGTTTGTCCTTCTGCAAGTTCCTCGTTTCTAATTTGTTTAAGTTTTCTACTTGCCCATTCTACCCCTTCATCTCCACCCCAAGCCAACCACATTAAACGACCGCACCCGTCGCCAAGTTCTTTATTTGAATTTTCGCGTTGACGTTCAAAACTTGCCATACGTGCAATAGTATCTTCGCTTATGTTTTCGCGATTTGCTAATTGGTTTGCTCTTGCTTTTCCAACAGGTGTCCCGCAACCACCCCACCCGTTTTCTTCTGCATACCTTAATGCTACCTTTGCATTTTCAACGGCTTGTTCTGGGTAGTCGTTATATGTTTCTAACTCAAGTATTTTTTTAAGTTTTGAAATTATAATTTCTTCGTCGTTACTCATTTCGTACCTGTCCGCAAAATAACCTTCAATAGAAAATCCTTTTACTTCGCCTAATTTTACCTTGTTCCAAATTTCGTCATTGTTTACTTTCATAGAAATAACCCAAGTTCCTTTTGGAAAATTAAACCCGTAGTTTTTCGACTTGTCGTTTTCTCCCTCAACAATCCAACTTTCTACAACGGACATTCCTTTTAATTTTTGGCTATGTTCTAAAGTACTATTGTTTTGGTTTGCGTTCATTAAAAATAACTCACTTGCTTTGCGTATTGTCGCTTCCGAAAAATAAATATAGTATTCGTCGTTTGTTTTGTCGTTCTTGCGGTAAATTTGTTTGTTCGGAATTAAAGCCGCGCCCATAATTATACGCTTTTCTGCGTCTATTTCTTTTAATTCTATTTCGTGTTTTGACAAGTGAATAAAATTAGATTCAATCGCAGGGGACATAACCACGCTTATAGCGTCAATTCCGCTTTGCTCGTCGTTTTCATCAATTATAAGTTCTACTATTCGCATATCTATTTAATTAAAGTTATTTTAAATTGTTGCATTATTTATTCGGTTACGCTCCAACGATTGAGCGCTTGTCATTTCCGAACTTACCACGTATGCTTGAACTGGTTTTTGTTGTAACTGCGCTAATTGATTCATTCCGTTATTTCCAACTACGTTAAATTGCGGTGCTTGGGGTGCGCCACCACCGCCCGTATTACCACCACCACCACCGCCACCACTACCACCACCACCCGCGCTTGGTTCTGCTCCGCCTTCAAATTTAGTTGCCGCAATTTTTTTAACGTTAATTAAACCAGCCGCAATTGCTCCTGCCGCTGCTAACGGCGCTAAAATTGCACCGACAACTGGAATACCGACAACCGACTTATAAGCGCTTGTTGCCGATAAATATGTGTCAATTGTTGCACTTGCTATATTGGTTGCCTTTTGAATATCAAACGCGCGTTTCTGGCTTTTTTTACTTTTGCCCGCAAATAATTCGGCTATGTTTGCAATTGACGTTAAACCACCTTTTACCGCTTGTAATTGTTTTTCTAATAACTCCTTTTTTTTGTTTGTTGTGTCTAATTCTATCTGCTTTTGTTTTTCCGCCGTTTCTGTTTCAAGTTTAATTTTATCCTTGCTATATTTTTCATCAAGCGCTTTCAATGCTTCCTCGTTTCCGGCATATAACGCTTGTTGTGCTTTGTAGTCAAGTTCTAATTTATAAATTTTAAAATCGGATTCACTTAATAGAACTTCCTTTAATTTTAAATCTGCGGTTGCTTTCTTTTCGTTTTCGGCTTTTGTGATTGCGTCCCGTTTTTTAATATAGTCCGCATCTAACGCTTCCAACAATTCTTTGTTTCCTTTAGCTGCTATTATTTCCTTTTGGTATGCGTCGTAAAGTTTTTGTTGTTCCGTGTCGGTAAGTGCGGCTATTTTATCATTTATTTGTTGGTCGTACTTGTCCTCTATCTTTAATTTTTCTGCCGCTTCCGCCTTTTTTAATTCGGTAATGTCTAATTTATGTTTTGCCGCTTCGTCATATAATTCTTTGTATTTTCTTTGGATTGCAACAATTTCTTTTGCTTCTTCGCTTAGTAAACTATCGGAATAGCTTTGTTCAAGTTCTTTAATTTTTTTAAGCGTGTCCGCTCTTTCTTTTACCCTTTCTTTTTCTCGTTCTGCGTTTGCCTTTCCCCTTTCTTTTGCTGCGTCTGTTGCTTCTTTGTTTTCGGCTACTTCTTGTTTAGCTAACATTTTGTTTTGCTTGTTCAACTTAATGCTGGTCATCGCGCCTTCGGTTTCTGCTTCATTTAAGGCAACCGTTGCGTCTCTAATTTCCTGCTTCATTTTTATTTCCGCTTGTCCGCCTAACGCTTTGGCTTTTGCTTTTAAAATGTTAAGGTCTACTTGTGCAATTCTTACGCGTTCGGCTGCCGCTTTTGTTTCCTCTTTTGTTACTAACGCAAGTGCTTTTTTCTTATCCGCCATTGAAGCCGTTTCGTCTGTCAAAGTTTCCCTTGACTGAACGAGCAACTTGTTAACGAACGATTGCGAAACTGCTTGTTCTTTTTTTGCTTTGTTGTTTGCCTGTTGTTGTTTTTCTAAATTTTTAACAATAGAATAAGTCGTTCCGTCTGCCGCTTTAGCTAATTGGTTATAAGATGCCGTCGCTTCTCCGTTTGCGTTTTTCATTGCTTCGGCTGCTCCTTTAAAATCTAAAGTGATGAACTTATAAGCCGCTTGAACTGCATAACCAAACGCACGAACAAGACCCATTGTTGCGTCTTTTACTTGTGTTCCTACTGCGCTTAATCCTTCCCAAACTTGCGCTATTTGTTTCCCCCCTTCTACGTTTGATTGGAACGCTTCGTAAACAAATTTTAAAGCCAAAACAATACCCGCAATTAATAAAATAATTGGGTTGGCCATTAACTTTGTAAATTGAGCACCTAAACCAGACGTTGCACCATCAGCCGCTTTAAGTCCCGGTACAAGTCCAACAATCGCGCCTTTAATATCTTTAAATGTTGACATTTTTGCACCTGTAGCAACGCTTGTGTCTCCTAACCCTGTAACAGACGTAGCGGCTTCAGTCGATGCTGTACTAACGGATTTTATGTCCGCAGCCGCTTTTGATGCGTTCGTTTTTATCTCAAGTTCAATAACTCTTTTTTCAGCCATTTTTTATTTTTTTTATAAACATTACTTCGCGTTTTAATTTTTTCCAACCCTGTTTTATTGTTCTGGCTAAAATGTGTTTTCCTTTTGCTATTTCTATATTTTCGGATTGCCCGTAGTGTTCGGACGATTCCAAAAGTTGAATTATTAATGCTATCATTATCCTATTCGGTTTATTGTTGCAATTACTGAAGGTGTTTCGGGGTGCGGAATAATTAAATTCGCTACTTCAAAACGTAGTTCAATGTTTGCCGTTGTTACGGAGTACATTATTTCCACTACATCGGAAGCGGCTAATAAAAGAAACCAATTCCAAGCGGGAACGTGGTAAATAGAATGGTCGTTTATGTTTACGCGAGAATTTGAATTTGCTACGTCTGTTCCGTTTACCCTCAACCAAATATCTATATGTTGCGAAGAACTCCCAGACGTTCTAAAAACTTGCGCTGAAAATTGCACGTTGTAATAACCCGCGTTTGTTATTTGCATTCCTGTTGTTCCAAAAAGTGCAACATCGTTTAAAAAATTGGTTTGGCTTATAAGCATTGCCGTTGGTGTGTTCGCGGTTGCCGTTTGTGTCGTATTTTCGTAAAAAGAACCCGCAGGAAAATTCCCGAAAACCGTTTCAATTAATTTATCGCGTCGCATTTTTTTAGAAACAAAAGCGCCCGGTATTATTTGCGCTTCGGAAACTTCTAATAAATCACTTGCGCCCATCGGCGTAGTTTTCTGCGGTAATTGTGAAATCTTAATATCTGCCATAATTATTCTATTATTCGTTTATTTGTATTTGATTGTTCTCGTCTTATTGTTCCGTCCTCGGTAAGTCGGTAATTTGTAACGGGTGCTGGAACTATTGGTATAAAATCATTTAATAAATTAAAGATTGTTTCGCCCGTTGTTAGTTTCGTTTTAAAGTCGTTTATAATATATCTTTTGTTGCCTATGATAAGTCTGTCGTTTAGTTTTAACGTCGTTAAAATAGAAATAGGTAATACCGCCTTAACGTTTGTTAATCGGTTCTTTGGGTCAAACAAATTTGCTAGGTAGTCAAAGTAATAAGTAGCAAATAAACTTTGTTGAATCGGTATGCCTAAATAAGTTGACGTTTCAGGCGAAAAGTTTAACGAGTAATCTATACCCCCAACGTTTGTATCTTGCCCAAATATTTGAACGGAATTACAAGCTACCGTACCCGTTATGTCTTTGATATAAATTGGGTTTGTTGCTACAACATCTTGAGAATAATACAAAATACACGGCTTAGGTATGTAAGGAGCTAAAGAACTATTAATTGAAAAACCAACTTGTATATTTGTACCTGTGTATTTGCTAAACATTAAGTTTTCAAAAGGAACTTCAATATTTAATTCCCCGCCGTCGTATGGGTAAGGTTGCTCCGTGTTTCCGTATTCTTTTAATCCAGTTTGTAAGTAAAATTTGTTTGTAATTGATTCGCTTGGTTGATACCTAAAAGAAATCTTTTTGTAAAGTTTTACGCGTTCAATATCTACGTTTGTAGATTCGGTAAAATTAGTAATATCAAAAACATTGCCCGATGCGTACCAATAATTTAAAGTCTCAACTAAAAAAGTGTTTGGTGTTTCCGTACCCGTAACCGTTAAATTAAATTCCCTCAAAACTCCAGAAAAGAAATCGGAAACTTTTAAATCTGGCGCGTTTCTTTGTAGCGATGTTGTTGGAATATTAATTATTTGCGCGGTGTTCCATTCGGCATATCCAATTGGAATTCCATTAAAAACAGGTGAATAATAATAATATATTTTAAAATCTAAATTAATTGTTGATTGCGCTCGTATTTGGAAAAAATACGTATTGTTTAATCCTAAAACGTCGGGTTGGTTAACAATATTAAATAAAGCTCCTGTTCCGTCCCCTTGTATTGATTGAACTAAATTACCATTTGAATAAACATCAACAAAATAAGGTATTAAAGTTGTCGGGGGAAGTAACTCTAATTTTACTGAGTGTCCGCCACCATTTCCAGCATTTGCAGACGCTTGAATTAAAATAGTATTGTTAATCGTATTGACAAAACTAACCATAGGAACGCCATTTGGAAAAGTGCCGAATTGACCTACAAAAGTTGTAAAATCTAACGTTTGTGGCGTTGACATTATTTCAAAGCGGTCGCGGTTCTTATACCATAAATAAGCGTTTCTAAAATTGTCCGTTGAAAAGAAATTACTATTAAAAGTTATTCCGTAATGCAACTCGATTAGTTCCATTATTCGACTTAATCTTAACGCTGGGAATAATTCATCGGTAGCGATTGCACCAAAAGCGGTGTCTATTTGAGCGCCTGCTGCAATATACCAACTTGGCGTTGTTCCGTTTGGTTGTGTTGTGTTGTAAGTCCAAAATTCTGCGGAACTAATAAGCGGGTAAGCTATGTCCGTAAATCCTAAAAGACCTTCAATAAATAATTGTATTATTGTTAAATTTACCGCTTGGTCAACGCTTGAATAATCCAAGTCGCTTAATTTATCTTCGCCGAATATATCTTTTAAACTTGTTAATTGCCCGTAAAAAGTAATCGTATAATTTTCAACTTGTCCGTTCTTTATGTTGGATTTTTCTAATTGAATTCGTCCGCTTCTAAACGTTGTCATATCAATTTCAATATATCCGTCTTTACGTTCTTGATAGTTGTAAGTTCCGTCTACGTCGCTTTGGTAAAAATGTTGGAATATTGCGTTGTTTCGTGGTGTTGCTGGAATCGTAAACGCTTGCGAAAAGTCCGTGCTTGTCTTTGAAATATCCGCTATGTTTTGAACGCTCGAATTTACTTCAATATTTTCGTCGTTGAATAAATCCAATTGTTGCCCTTCAATAAATACCCTAACTTCTCTTTTCATTAAATTACATTGTTTATAACATCGAACGCCATTTCGAATTCTAAAGAATAATTAATTTTTTTGTTGTTTATATTCCTTTCTTTGTTTATGCTTTTAGTGTTTATTCTTATTGGTAATTTCGTGTTTCCCTTCGTCCAAAAAACGCGCTCACTTAATAAAAGTTCTTGTAAGTTTTCGGAAAAATCTTCTTCAACCCACCCCGAATTTATTTTATATTTTATTCCGCCATTATTATTAAAGATTTGTTTTTGTCCTTGCTTAATGTCGTAGGTCATCGATGAATCGAACGACTGCATAAAGTTATAAGGGGTCGATTGAACATCTAAAGTTTCGAAACTTGCTTTAAAAAATGCTTCCCTTTGATAGCCACCATATTTATTAATAAAGTCCAAAACTACTGGTTCGTATTTACATTCTTCTACGGGTCTAAAATCGCTATTAAAAACCGCTACGGGTGGGAAAGTTGGTGTAAATATTTTTAAGTTTGCCCCGTTGTTAATCATTGATGTTGGTACGCGGTAAAGGTCGTAAACATCTGGAACGGTTGCCGAAAAAGAATGTAATAATCCGTTTACTAAATCCGTATAAATTACGATGTAGTTAAGCGGTAAAAATGCCGTTAAAGTTCCCGATAAACTTTCGCTTGTTGTTGGGTAAGTTGAAGCATCGTAGTAATAATAATACGTCTTTGCGGTTTCGCCTAAAGCAACAAATTTGCCTATTGAATAATTCGGATTGATTCCTGTTTCGTAATCCCCATATCCGTCAAACGCTCGGTAAGTTTCCGTAAATTGAAGAACGTAAGTTCCTGCAATCAAGTTGTAAGTATAAACGTCAATCAAAGCGTATTCCGCTACGGGTGTTGCTTGTAAATCCGTGTTTATGTTATCGTTGCTTGTCGGGTGCGTTATGTACTCACGAACGTACGGACTAAGATTGTAAAGCGTTCGCGTGTCGGTTGACGAAGGTATTAATTTACTTAGCGTATAAGTTGGTGTCGCTGGTGGTGAAAAACCCGATTTGTAAATAAACAACTCAACCTTTGAACCCGTTTGTGTAAGGTCATCGACTTGAATTATAAAAGGACTGCGGACAAAAATATGGTCTTGTGTAGGTAACGCCATTGCTATTTATTTTTTTTAAAATTTTCTTTCATTATTGTGTCAAATGTTTCGATTGTTTCTAACCCGTATGCCTTAATCATTTCATCTGGTAAAGTTTTAAATGCAGCATTAAATGGGGTGGTAAAAAATAAACTCGGCTTAATTCCTTTTTCAAAAACACTTCGTGCAATTGCAAATTGTAAACTTTGCCTACTTTGAAATTTACCGCCTTTATCTCTTGGCGCTATTCCCTTTTTTACTATCCATTTGTCAAACGCTTTGGGTGGTGGCATTTTGCTCTTATATGAAAACGGGGTGTCGTATTTTACCTTAGTACCTGAAACCCCTTTGTCTTGAAAAAAACCATAATCAAGCATATCAAAATATAACTGCATTGAATTCGGCATTACCTTAACTTCCCCTTTGATTGAGTCGTATAAACTTCGGCTACTATTTTTGTTTAATCTACTTAAATTTGTTCGCGCTTGTTGTATAACATAATCACGAAATTTTTGTAAAACAATTAATTGTTCGTTTTTTTTCATCTTAACAAATAGTCATATCGTTAGGAACTAAAACATCAAACGTCATAGTCCAACCACTTAATAAGTTTTCGAATCTTTCTGTAAAAGGTTCACAATTTGGGTTGCCGTCTATTTGAAATAAATCGTATGCTAAACTTCCATGCAACATTATATCATAAGCCCTGTTTAATATTGCTAAAGTTGAATTTAAAGCATCTTGTGTGTTATCGTTGCCTAAATAAACGCTCGTGCTTTCTTGCTTTGAAATATCGACTAAATCCATTGCAATTAAAGAAATATTAAACCGCAAAACGTTTCGTTCAAATGTACACGAATTAACCATTATGTGAACAAGTGGGAAAATAGTTTGTTTCGCTAAATCAACTTGAAAAATGTCCCCCTCACTTACTGAATTAACCAGTGCGTCTGCGTCAAAATGCGTTTTAAGTTTGTCGATTGCCGTGTAAAATCCTATCATCTTTTTATATTTTTGTTCATTTGTCTTTGTTCTATTTCAATCTTTTGTTTCTCAAACGTTAAATACGTTAAACATTTAAGTAACCCCATTTTGGTAACTTCGTCAAATTTGCTGACATCTCCCTGAGCGAGTGCATATATTGATTGATACCATCCCCATTGTTTGGAAAATTGTGTTGTTTCGCTAAAATCTCCAATGCCTTCGGATTCTTCGCTATCTGCTTTTGTAAATAAACTATCGTACCCGCTAACAATTCGCTTCCTAAAGTCCAAAAAAAAACCGATGAACTTAACACAACGCCAAGCGGGGAAAACTTCATTAACTCTGCAAAATCAGCCGTTCCCCTGTACTCCATTATTTCGTAGCTATCTTTTACTTTTAACTTTATTGGTCGGTACATTACCGCCATTGCTTTATGGTAAGTTTCCCAACTTTTTAAATTTTCTTCCAAGTCGACGTATTCGCCAAAACTTATATTTTGTAAATCTGGAATAAAACCAAACTCGACATCTTCAACTTTAAAAGTCGGTGTAAACTTTGGCGTTTCGGAAAACAATTTATTAAAATGCTCAACCAACTTTCGAACTTCGGTAAACTTAATATTTACAACTTCTTTTAACTCTATACCGCAGAAAATTTGTATCATCTTTTCGGCTATCAATTCGTTGTCCGTCGTCGTTTCTTTTACCTTTATAAACCTTTGGTATTGGTCTAAAGTAATTTCGTTTAAATTAGTCGGAATGGTTAATTCTAATTTCATATAATTATAATTAAGTTTTTGGTTTATTGTTATAAGCTAAAGCGACATCGTACGCTTTGGACAATAATTGAAAGTGTCTATTAAACAACATTAAGTTATTGAATACTATTTTTATTCGTTTGCCTTTACGTTCGTAAATGTATGCTTCTACAACCGAAATCATTTCCTCTAGTGTTATTTCTTCATTCATTGTATTGCGTATTTTCCAAAGTTAGAACCCTTACCCAATGATTCCATTTCGTGATAACGTAGCGCGTCAATAGTATGATTAAAGTTGTCTATTGGTTTGTTCATTTGTTTTCCTGTCTTGTCCCTATCCCAACAATAAGCGCGTAACTCCTTTATTAAATTTGTGCTTTGTGCGGTTACTAAATACGATTGGCTTTGCATTATTTGAATACCAAAATTAACGCTATCTTGTCCCTTTGTAACGCCTTTAATTAGTTGCCCTGTACGTCTTATTTCCTCGATTGATTTGGGTTCGCTACTATCGGCGTATGCTATTACGTTTTTTTGTAGCTTCTTCGATATTTCGTTATTGACTAATCCAGTTTGATAAACAATTTCGTTTACTATTCGTTGCCCGTTGTAATTGTATATTTCTATTATTGCCGTCGGATCGTTTGTAAACCCAAAGTCCAACCCGTACCCAATTAACTTTGCTTCGTTCGGTATCGTGTCAATTGTTTTCCAATTACTAAAAACTACGCCCTCAAGCATTCCTATTTCGCCAAGTCCATAAACCCGCCACCAATTAGCCCAATAAGAACTTGTAGCCGCTTTTAAGCGGTTCTTTTCTATTTCCTTTACTATTCGTTCGTCGAGTGCTTCGTTGTCCTTGTACGTCAAAATTAGAAAGTCGCTATCGTCTTCGTGTTTTAGTTCGGTATGCACCCAAAATTCGTTTGCTGGGTTAAAGTCTAAAAAAATTTCGCGCTTTGTTCTAATTGATAGTTCGTTATAAGATTCAAACGTTACGTTGTTGCATTCGTTTATGTATAGAATATCCCTTCGCGCTCCCCTCAACTTACTTGAATCATCCGCACTAAAAAATTCAATATAAGAACCGTTGCCAAAATCGTATCTTAATAAAGATTTGTTAAACCGCCCTTCAAAAAAACGGCTTGTCCATTTCATTATATTTATAAAGTCTTTTAATGCGCCCCGTCTTAAATGCGGGATTGATTCAGCAACAATACTAATTTCTAAGTTTGGGGTTTTGGCTGCCTTGCTTATTAATACGGGAATGATTCCAAATGTCTTACCCGCGCTTGTTCCGCCTTGTATTATTTTGATTCGTTTTTTTAACGCTATAATTTTATTAACCGCCGTTGTTCTAACTAACATCTGGGAATAAAGGTTGTTCTATATTCGTTTGTTCGATTTGTTGAACGGGTGCGCCATATCCACTATTCATTAATTCTTTGTACGCGCTTACGTCGCCGTCCCTTGCTTTTTTTATTAAAGCTAGTGTAATCATATCTTCTTGGGACATCGTTTCTTGTTCGCCTGTTATTGGGTTCTTAAGTGATTGATTAACTTCTAACCATTTACGCGCTATCGTGCTTCGGTTTCTACTTCCTTTTGGTCTTCCGTTTGGGTTTCCGCTTTCGCCTTTTTCCCAACGCGGTTCTATTTGTCCTTTACCTGCCATATTTCGTTGTTTAATCGTTGTTTTTAACAAAATAATCAAATTGCTTTTTAACACAACTTGATAATTCAATATAAGTTTGATTATGTTCAGGAAAAGTATGTATTGCAAAATGGCTTTCACTTAATAAAAATAAAGCCGTATATCCTATTGGTTCAAAATGTTTTTCAATTACATCTAAAACCCCAAAACCACTTTTATTTAATAATAACATATATTTATCAAATAATATATTTGGATTAGTTTCTTCTATCCAACTTGAATAATTAAATATTTGCGCTTTCATCTACTTCTATTTTTGGAAATATGTTTTTAATTTCTTTTGTATTTCCTTTGTAAAATACTAAAACATTTTGATGGCATTTACCTATTTTACGATGCTCCATAAATCTTCCTACTCTTTGTGGTAATGTTCCGATACTTTCTATTAAAATTAATTCATTATAAAGTTTCATATTGTTTTTAATAAATATGCGTTTAATATCATCTATAAAATTATAATAAAATCCGTTTTTATCTCTAACATCGCCAACAGTAATAACTGCAAATCTATTTTCTTTTAAGCATTTAATAGCATTTGTAAAAGCATTTTCAATTATGGATATAAAATCTTCGTAAGTTTCTTGATTACTTGCATCGTTTTCCAAATCTGAATATATTTCTAAATCAAAATATGGCGGACAACTAAATAATAAATCTTGTGAATTTTCTTTAATATGATTTAATATATTTCTTCCATCATCACAAATATATTTAGCATTAAATCCTTTTACTCTTTCATTATTTAAATCCGCTTGTTCTTTTCTTAATTCAATTCCCGTAAAAGTATTTCCTAAATAACTACTAACATATCCAAAAACTGTATCACCTGCAAAACAATCAAAAGTTTCGCATTTTTTAAGTCCAAACCATTTATTTGTGATTTCAGCTAAAACAGGGTCAAGTATTGATACTCCATTATTCATTTCAGACATTATACTTCCATTAGCTAATTTATTTTCTCTACTTTCGCCGTTGTCATTTATTAAGTCTTTCCAATATCGTTTTCTATCATTCCAATAACCTTGTCTTGTGTCTAAAATGGAAAATGGTGGAATTATAAAAGTTTCTTGTAATTTGCCGTGTGCAATTACTTCTTTATCTTCTTCTTCAACGCTAAAATCTAACGGTAAGTCTAAACCCCAATCTTGTAATTTATCGGTGTTCCATTCATTCGCTAAAATATCCCAATCCCATTCGCCAAATCCTACATTGTCCTTAACTATGAATTCGTCTTTTTGTTCCTCTGTTAAGTCTTCTGCTCTTACAATATAAACTTCTTTTAATCCAACCTCTAAACACGCTTTTAATCGCATATTACCGCCCAGAACTATATTGTTTTCATCTACTACGATTGGTCGTAATTCCAACATTTGCGGAAACTCTTGTATTGATTTGACTAACTTTTTAAACTTGTCGTCCTTTATTAAACGTGGGTTTTTTGGGTTCGTTTTTATGTCGGTAATCTTAACCTTCAGTACTTTCATTTTCTTGTTTGTATTCGTTTATAACTGACTTCAATCCGTTTACAACTTCCCTTAAACAACTTCCGCAGCTTGTCGGTTGCCTTTTTTGTGAAAAGACACGATTGTAAATAAGTAATAGTTCTCTTTGTTCGCTGGGTATTAAAACGTTCTTGTCTAAAACTTTACTTTCAGTTAAGTAAGTATATTCGTCTTCGGTTAAACATTTTGGTTTAGCGTATGGAAATAATTTATTAAGTTTTTCTTTTCGTTCTTCACAACCGCAATCTTCGCCTAATAACCATTTAGCTACTTTTGCTATTCCTGTTTTCTTTAAAACAATTTCTATCGTGTCGCCTAATCCAGTAGGTTCAATAATTGTGTTTTCTTCAATGTCAATTTTTGTTAGTTTTTTCTTTGCCATAATTTCTATTTAATTAGTTCGTAATCTTTGTTTTGGTAATCTTGGTAATTCTCTTGTATGTTTTCTTTAATTCGTGTTTTGCAATATTTTAACGTATGGAAAATAGACGTAACGCTTATATTAGTTTCCTTGCTTATTTCCCTCATTGACATATCGGAATCTTTATAAAGGTTAAATAACATTTGGTCGTACCAATGCCAATCGTCAACTATGTTTTCTACTTGGTTTAAAATTGAGTTAAATGATTCGTGTTTTTGTATCTCTAACGCTTCGTCCTGAAGCATAACGATTGAATCTAAATCCACCTTTTGCATTTTGTTTGCTTTATTAACGTGTTGTAAAAAAGTATTTTTGAGCGCTAACCAAACATAAGATTTGTTTAAGTTTCCGTTCGTGAAAAGTTTTTCTTCGTTGCTCCATTTCAAAAGCATTAAATAAGTTTCTTGGACTATATCCTCGGCAAAGAAATATTCGCCAAATGAGTTAACTATCTTAACCCATTCTTTGTGATGCTTCACTACTTTGTTAATCCATTCCAATTTTACTTTGCTTAAATATTAATCAAATATATGTTTATTTTTTAAACAAGTAACAAAAAATCTTATCAACAAAAGTTTGTTAAATAAAAAACCCCTCGTTAAAGAACGACACTATTATTCACTTCATTACCCCAAACGTCCCAGCCATCTGTTTCTTCTCGCGCAAATAATTCAATCCTTGATAAGTCCCCAACTAACTCAACTATTCGTTCTTTAATTTGGTCGGGTTTTTTACTATGTGCTAATCTCGGACTTTCAACATAAGACCTTATATTATGCTTCTTCACAAGTTTGTGAGCATCTTTACCCTTTGTAGCAAGTAAACATAGTTCAACGCCGCTTTTCATTGTGTATGCGCCCATAAAACAAACTTGCTCACCTTTTTTGTTTTTCTTTGCCCAAACAAAACCAACAGTCTTATATTGAAATCCCCAATCCTTTATTACTTCAATACATTTTGCCAAATGATAATCGGTAGTCCATATAAACAAAAGGGCGTTATCATCAGCAATTTGTTTTATAGGCAATGCCTTTATTTCCTTTGAACTCATTACTGGGTATGGCGGTCGCCTCATTCCTTTTATGGTTGTGCAATCTTGATTTACGCTGCTATCATTGTAATAACTCCAAGCGGGGTCGGCGTAAATAATTTGATATTTATTCATACAATAGTTTTAATTTGTTAAATAAAAAACCCCTAATTAAAGGGGTGTAAACTTAGTTTAGTTTCAAGCGATAAATATACTTGTCTATCTTCTTTGCGGTTTCTAAACTTACGTCTTTTCCAGCTAAGAATCGGTCTATATTATATTGGTGGAACTTCTCCCCCTTACCTTTTATTTCTTTTACAACTTGGTTTCGTGTTCGTGTTTTTAATGCTTCGCGCAAACAAGCGCGTAAACTATAATCGTCTATTAACATCAAAAAGGTAAGTCGTTGTCGCTATCGTCAACCATTATTGTTGGTTCTTTATCTGCAAACTTTTGAGCGTTAAAGTTAGCGTTACCAACTGAATTAATTTGCCAACCTTCAATCGTGTTAAAGTATTTTATTTCGCCCGTTGGACTTTTCCATTCTCTACCCCGTAAATTAATACTTACTTCGACTTGTTGCCCGACATCTTCTGGGTTTACTAAATCCGTTTTTTCTTGAGTAAATTGGATTGTAATATACTGCGGGAATTTTTCGTCCGTTAATAATACAACATCTTTGCTTTTGAATTTTTCGCTTACTACTCTAAGCGCTCCTACATTGTGAATTTTACCTGTTACTTTCATTTTATTTTGGTTTTAATTGTTACTTGTTTTTGTTTAATAAATACGCTATTGTTACTATCCAACCCCAAAAAATAGCAGGGGTTAAAAGTATTATTAAAAATATTTTCATTTTATTTTAAGATTAAGTTAATTACTATTATTACGCCGCATACATAACCGATTGATAAAGCGAAAGCCATTTTTATTCTATCTTTCCAAAGTTTTGATTCAACCATATAACCAGCAAAAGGCAACCCGATGAACGGTCCGACAAACGCAAAGAATAACATTCCAAACGTGTTTGCTTCTGCCACATACCTAATATAAAATGTTGAACAAATTTCAATGATTAAAGCGGAAATAAAAATGATTGCGTATTTCATAGCATTTCAATTAATTGCGTGTAGTATTCTCTGCATTGTTCTATTCGTGTTTTGATTGATTCGATTATTTCGTCGTCTTTTGCTATTTTAAACGTTTTTAAGCGCTTTTCTTTTGGTATATGTCCAAACGTATGTTTGCTTTGTACAAAGTCCCTTAAATCTAAACTTTCTTCGATTAAATTTGCTTTCCAATGTTCGCGCCTTATTTCGTCCTCAACGATTTGTAACGGGGTGTCAATTAAACAATAGCATAAAAGCGCTTCGGTTTTACCCGTTAGCCATAAATAACCCTGCAATTGGTAAAAATACTCTTTGTTTTTTAGTTCGGTATCAAAAAATGGAAACGTTGTTGCGTCCCAACTGCTTTTAACATCAAGTAAAATTTCGTCCGTGTTTACATCTGGTGTTCCTTTTATCCAATCGTTTGTAAAATGGTCTTCGTTTTTGTAAATGAATCCTAAATCCAAAACGTCGTTGCAAAGTGCAATTGATAGTTCTTCAACTTGATTGCCCTTGTCGGTGTAACGTGAACTAAATTCTTTATAGATTCCGTATTTTTCTGCAACCGCTAATTCTTGTAAATAAGTCTTGGTTGTTTGGCTTAACAACTCCCCCTTTGATTTTGGGGAAGTCATTATTTTGCCTATTGCTGAGCATCTTATTTTCATTGTTCAAGGGTTTTAAGTTGTTCAGGTGTTAATTCAAAAGTTTTTGTAAGTTCCTCTATTGTATAACCGCCTTCGCTTATTGCCTTAATTGCTTTTGTTAATCGTTTGTCGTCAATAGCAACTTTTTTAGTTTCGTTTTTTGCTTCAACTTTAATTTGTTCGCCACCAGCGTCCGTGTCCTTGTCCGTAACTAATCCTAAAGCGCTTGATAATGAGTACCTTCTCAAGTAGGTACAAGCGCTCCCAAAAACTTGAAAATCATTCATTCCCTTTAATTGTACGTTTTGCGGTATTGCCGTTTTACTTTCTAGCGTTTCGCCACTTTCAACGTGGAAAATAATTGTTATTAAGTCCGTGCCGTGAATCAATTGCGTAAACCCTAAGCCGTTCTTTTTTAACAAAGGGTTAATTACTTCAAAGATTTTTGGTAAGTCCGCGTAAGTGTAGCCATACCCTTGCGTTGCTTTGTGAATCGTTGGAACTTCCTGTTGAAATTCTGCTAAACTTTTAAATAAGTGTTTCATTTTATATTGGTTTTAATTGGTTACTAAATTTTTCCTTGGTCTGCATACGAATAATACCCCTCGCTTGTTATTATTAAATGGTCAAGTAATTGTATTTCCATTATTTTACTCGCTTCAAATATTTGTTTTGTTAATTTATCATCAGCATCGCTAGGGAATAAATTACCGCTCGGGTGGTTGTGGCTTAAAATAATTCCTGTAGCCCCACATTTTAACGCTGTTGCCAAAACCATTCGTACATCAACGACCGTTCCTGTTATTCCGCCTTGGCTTATTTTTTGCCAACCGATTGAGTTGTTTGCCCTGTTTAAATAAATAACAATTGAACTCTCGCAATATTCCAAAGTATCGTCATCGTACATTTGTTTTAATAATTCGTAACTGTCTTTTGAGTTTGTAATTTTTGTTTTTTTAACGCCTGAACTTTTGTATTTTAAAGTAATTTCGGGCGTTTCTGCTTTATAAGTCTTCATTTTATTTGTTTTATTGG